AACCAGGATGTAAATGAAGATGGTTCATCAGGTAGAAGAAATGTTGCTGTTAAAGAAGAATGGCAAGGAACTGGTGCACCACAACCAAAAGAAGTTAAAGATGAAGAAGATGATAAAGATAAGAAAAAAGATTTACAACAACCGGACGGTGGATTGAGAGGACTGGGCGGTTATAATACATCCCAACAGGGAGCTGATGACATTGCACAGGTATCCGAAGTAAAGGAAAAGGATATAAATGAGGAAAACTATATAAAGAACGAAAATCAAGAATCTGATAGTAATATGGCAAACGAATTAGAAAAGAAGCCTGAAGAAGAAGTTAAAGCTGAAATTGTCGACGAAGAACCTAAAGTTGAAAAAACTGAAGAAGAAGTCGAAGACAAAAATAAAGCTTTCGATGCTATCTCAGTGCAACTTAAAGCAATCATCGACGGACAAAAATCCCTAGGTGACCGCATTAAAGCACTAGAGACACCAACTGATTTACCTTTAGTCCCAAAAGTCTCTGATAAAGATGACATAGGAGCTGAAGTAAAAGCACCAGACACTTATCAATCAAACTCGCGACAAGCTGGTTTAGATGACGATAAATCCGGTGAAAAGAAACCAGAAGGAGACAAAGGAAATCTTGCTATGCAAGAAAAAGCCTTAGTTAACAAAGCATCACACACTTTTACAACTGAAACCCCACGACCAAATGCAGCACTCGAGACAATCGAGAAATCTTCTGGAAAAGACTACAGTCCAATCTTAAAAGATGCTAGAGCAAATGGATTCGAAGGTTTAAGTCAGGTTGCACAAAACATTCTTGCCGGCAAATATTATACACCAACTTCTGACGAAGTAGGAACATACTAAGATGACTCAAATCCGAACAATAGACGAACTTGAGGCACTTCATTATGGATACAACCGCAATTTGTTGAGAAAGGCTGACGCCCCAGTAACAACATCAACAGCTGGCACATTCAACGCCATCTTTGGTGCATATGCATGGGCTCAATTAAACCTTGAAGCCAACGCATTCGGAGTTCTCCCAAAATACCCTTGGGATAAATCTGGATGGAGGGTCATAACTGCAAAACCAACATTGAATACAACCAATGGTAATACTACCTTGGGTGGAACCAGTGAAGGTGGCAGTATAGCAGAAACCGTAAAACCAACACTACAAGAACTAGATGTACGTCCAAAGACAGCTCAGTTGCCTTTCAGTGCATCAGAAGTTATGGAGTGGTTGTCTACACATTCAAAAGACGACATTTGGGGAGGTCTCGGCTCACTCAGACTCTATATGGCAGTTCAACATAAGGAATTCCTTAATAGAATGCTACTTGCCGACGTAGAAAGTGAAGCAGCAGGTGCCAGTGCTAATAACGCTGGTAGTACAGACTTTGAATCATTGGACAGAATTATTTCTTCCGATGCTGAAGAGGATGCATTAGGCGGAACATACACAGGTATGTACGACCCATGGGCTGCTAACGCAACTGTAGACAGAGATTCTGGTACAGACTTTGACTGTACAGTAGAATCTGCTTCTGGTACAATTGGTACCGACGGAGTCCTTACTGACGACACTCTAAGAACTTTCCTCAGAAAGGTTAGAATCGCAGCAGGTAAAGACCCAAACGTTTTCCTAGGCTCTCACGAAGTCTACTCAGAAATACAAGGCTTGTACATGCCTTCAGTCCGTATCGCAAACCCTTACGGTGAAGCACTCGTACAAATCGACGTAAATGGTATCCAAACATTTAAGGGTACTGGAGTAGGAATTCATGTAGACTCTATCTATGGAATCCCATACATCCCAACCAAAGACGCCCCATCTGGTGGCGGAGATGAAGTTGGTAGACTATTTGCATTAGATACATCTGATGCAGAAGGTTATGGATACCCAAGACTCGGAATTCAAGTCGCAATCCCAACCGAATACTATGAAGCAACTAGACGTTCACCTGGTTACCCATTCGTAAACAATGCATTTGTTGAGAAAGGTGTATTCAGAACTATGGGCGAAACAGTTTGTAGACACTTCAAATCACAAGGTAAGATTAGAGATATCAAACTCTAGAATAAAATACTTATTTTTATTTTTTTAAATATATATACAAGTATTTTCCTACACTTATTAATGGCAATCACAGTCGCACAGAATTCAGACCATAAGAGTCTAACAGGAAAAACTCTAGCCGTTCAAGCAGAATTGACTTCCAAATTAAAGTCAGTTGTTGTCGATGTCACCTATGGTGCTTCAGACAATTATGCAACAAACGGTAATACAGTTGACCTTTCTTTGGGCGGTAGAATCAGTACAGTAATCGGAGCAGAAATTCTCCATGCTAATAAAGGTCTACTTTTGCAATACGCACCAGCAACAGCTGGAGCAGCAGCCACTGGAAAAGTTAAAGCTTATGGTCATACTCCAACAAGTGCAACAGCAACAGTTGTAGCACTTGAGGAACTAGATAACGCTGACACAGCAGTGAATAGTATGACTATTCGCGTTCGTGTAACAGGTTTCTAACCTTTTTTTCTTTTAATAATACTTATATATTATACTCATTATCAATATTTATGGTTGAACTTAATCACAATGTAGTTAATATCAATTCAGATACCTTGATCAAAGGTGCTCACGGTGTAATTGTTGCTGTCAAAGTAATGAAGGCAGGTTCAAGTGGGGCTAAGATTGAACTAAGAAACGGTACAACTGGTTCCGCAGCTGTCGAGTTTACAGTCTTTGGAGAGGATGTCCAGGACTTGGGAAGTATTAACAGACGATTTGAAGCAGGTATATATGCAGATGTCACAGGATCAGCAGAATATCTAATAATATTTAAATAGAAAGCAACGCTTATATATTCATGGCAACTCCTGTTTACTGTACCGTCGCTGATGTATCCGATTTTCTACGTGTTCCTATCACTGCTACTACTACTCCAAACAAGACTCAGGTCACGAAACTCATAAATCGAAAGGAGGAGGAACTTGACAGAAGAATGGGACATGCATGGAGAAGCAAGACAAAGACAAAAGAACTTCACGATTTACCTTTACTTTACACTTTTGGATGGGGTACTCCTATCTTCCTTCAACACAGGAACATATACGAATTTGATGTAGACCAGGGTGACAAGATCGAGATTTGGGAAGGTGCAGCTTCAAACTGGACAAACATCCTTGGAAACGAGTCATGGTATGATGTAAATTATGAAAGAGGTACAGTACATCTCAGAGGTTATATTTTTTCCATACTCAGAAAAAACAGATGTAGAGTAACATATCGTTACGGTGGAGAAAACTTTGCAGGTGATACTGAAATTCCATATGATATTCAGGACTGTGTTGTAAAAATGGTTGCAATGGAAATTATGAACACCAGTTTCAGAATGGATACAATACCAATGGGTGGAGAAGGTATCAATATAGGTCAGGTTAAACGTGAATGGCGTGAAGACATCGAGAAATGTATCAATAATAGAAGAGAAATCTTCGTGATCCCTTGACACTTGGTGCTGATTTAATACTACAGGGACATTCTCTAGGTGGTGTAAAAGGTGGTATTACTAAACATGTTAGAAAATTAACTGATAGTAAGATTGGATTTATTGAAGTATTAGAAGAAGCTATATTTATGAAAAAATCAAATGATTTAAGTTTCGTTAGGGAATATTATAATAAAAGAGGATATACAAAGAATGCTGTAAATCTTATAACTAAAGGAATGGAAGATGATGATAAAATAGAAGATAAAGAATTTAGACAGGTGTTAGAAATAAATGAGAATGCAAACATTCCTGCTGGAACATGGGTAAATTGGAGTTCATTAAATTTATGGGTAGAGAGTCAATGGATAGGTGATAACTTACATGTTGTTTCAAGTGCATATGCTGACTATTCTAGTAAAATAAGAGAAAGAAATTTACATAGGAAAAGAACAAAACATAGTTACGAGAGATATACATATGATAAAAAATACCAACCAAAGTTCGATGATTTAGGTAACCAAATATTTAAAGCATTAGACAAAAAATCAATAAAATCATTTGAAGAATTTTTAGATGATTTCTTATCAGGTGTGACATTTGCAATACAAAGAAACATACATGACAATGGTTCAAAACAACATTATAAGACATATACTGATAAGGAGACTGGAGTATTAATTAAAATTCAACATTTTAATGGTTCTGAACACTGGATGGCACCACATTATAAGGAACTTTATAAACATGTAGACGAAGAGGGAATGGAATGGGAATAGCAGTATACGATGTAATTGATGATTTCATTAATATGATTAATGATAATTGGGGATCAGCAGGAGATGCTGGGATTACTCCTAGACTAGAGAAAGTATGGGAAGAAAAAAAGGTAGGGTTTGTTGATGATCGTAGAGATATAGTTGTAGTTGAACCAGTAGATGAATCTATAAAATATTTTGGATTATACGGTTCAGATTTCTTACATTCACCGCTAATCAAGGTGGATATAAGATCATATCAGGATTCTGTCAGACATAACGATATAGTCAATGAAATATCACGAATTATAAAGTCTCAGATAAGACGAACAGGGTATGTTGACGTCAGGGTAATGTCAAGCAAATCCCTTAACAGTCTTTATCGTAATTTGTTCAGACATGTATTGGAAGTAAGATATAGGAAACTTAACCCTTAATAATATTTAAATACTAATACGCTATCTAATAAGTGAGTAAAATGGTTCGAACTGGTGCTAATAGTTATCTTAAATATGGATGGGAAACAACGTTTGCCACAAAATCTAGTTCCATGACCAAGCCATTTGGTCTACAACAGTCAGTAGGTAACTGGTCTGTAAATAACTCTAGAAAAGACCTCAGAAAATTAGGTCAAATTGAAAGAGAGGCATTCGCATATGGTCAACAGAATGGTTCTTTATCAGTAGATTTTGTACTATCAAATCCTTGGGTTTTTAAAGCATTATACGGAACACCTTCAACAACAGGCTCTGCATCAGATTTTACACATACTTATCCTCATGCATCAAACGGACAACCAAAAACTGTTCAGCCTATCTCATGTGAGATTGGATTCCAGGCAGAAGACGCAACAAATGCAACAGTAGTAAGAAGTATGTTAGGTGGAGTTTTAACAGGATTAAATATCAGTACAGCAGTAGATGATTTAGTTAATGTTTCAGCTGATATCACTTATGGAAGTGAAGCAGATCCATCAAATACAGTTTCAGATTTCGATACATCCCCACCAGCAGATGATATTAATTTTCCTTATACATTCGCACATGGATCATTAAAATGGTATAACGGTTCATCATTGGCAACAGTAGCAGAAGTACAAAGTGTCAGTGTTGCATTTACACAAAACGTCAATCTATTATACAGAATTGGATCACATAAAGCAACCGCAGCATATAGACAAGGGTTTGACATTAACGGTTCATTCCAAGCCTCATGGAAAGATGATGCAATGTTTAAACAATTATTAAACCAAATTGAAACTACTCCAACAACAGAAATTTACTCTGGTTCAAACACCGCATTAGAATTAAAATTCACTAATGGAGCAAGTGGTGCATCTGAGAAAACAATTACAATGAATATTTATGGTGTTGCAATAGATAGTCAATCTGTTGATGGTATTAGACCAGTAGACCCAGTATTTGAAACAATTAACTGGGAAGCAAGAGGTGCAACAATCATCGCAAATAACAGTATAACAACTGCATTATAGATAGACTTTTATACAACTATTTTACATATATTTGTATGACTATAAAGAAATTTACAATAGATTATAAAGGTAAAAAAGAACCTATAGAATATGACGATGATATGTCATTCGGAGTATTTGAGAAAATCATTAGAGAATGTGCAGATATTTCAGATGAATCTAAAATGTTAACAAATGTTCAAGGATATAGAAAAGCTATATTATTAAATGCTTTAACAAAAGCACCATTTGAAATTACTGAGGAAGGAATAGAAAAAGTGGGTTATAAAATATTATTAAAAATAGCAGATAAGGTGGTGGCATCATACCCTTTAGGGGATTATTTGAGCCAGACGATGAAGCCATTCGAAGACTCACCTCTTACGATAAACTAAAATATCAAATCTACGCTGCAACTGCATCCCAATTCGGGTGGGATAAGGAACAGACAGATAGACAACCTTGGCAATATCTAAAGAATACAATGATTACATATAAACAAGAAATGAGTAATGCTATGGGTAATAAGAGGGTTAATACAACTCCAATAGGCGATCAAAGAGTAGCAAAACCTAGGAAGAAATCCAAGAGAAATTTAAATAATAGGAAAAGTCTTATAAAGTAGTATGGTTGATACTGGTAAAGATTTTGCATTAGGATTTGATTCTAAGACTATAAAGTCTATAGATGACTTGACAAAAGCTGCTGGCATCTACAGAGAAGCATTTAAAGCACAAGGTGCACAGTTAAATCAATTTAAAAAATTATTTAGAAAAGGTTCCAATATGAATTTCCATAAGGATTCTCATAAACAAGCAATGGGTGTAGGATTAGATAAATTATCAGCAATAATGACTAAATCTACTAAACTAAATGAAACTAATAATGCTAATTTAGTAAAAGAATTAAAGAAATTACATATGTCATTAGCACCTGCTGGGGTTAAAGGTAGTGCTGGATTAGCAGAAAGATTATTTATGTCTAATCAATCTAGAGTAACAAATGTATTTAGTAGAAAGTATCCTAGTTTAACAGAACAAAATGTTGACACTTCATCTAGAAGTAATCCTGGATATACATCCAAATCAAGAACACCTTCTCTATTATCAAGTTTAATCAAAAACGCTGAATTTAATGGTTCAAGTGGGGGTGTTTCTCCTGAAGATTTAGGAAATAATGCATATGAATCTTCATCATCAATCATAAGTAAATATATTAGAAAACAAACAGTTGATAAATTTAAACCATGGATGAAAGATAAACGAGCAAAATATAATGATGTAAAAGGTTCATTGAGAGATGTAAATCCTATATCCAGAGCATTAAGAGGAGAACAAGGTTTAGAATCTCCATCATATGTAAAAGCATTTGGAGGATTAAAAAATAATATTAGTAAATTATTTGGTGGAGGTAAAGGTACTGGTGGTTCTAGTGGAGAAGATGAAACAGAAAAGAAAAAGAAAGGATTAGGATTCTTTACAAAAGCAGGTATTATAGGTATCGGTGGAATGATAGGAAAGAAATTATTTGATTCATCTCCTATGTTACAAGCTATGATGAAATTATTTAATACTGCAATGACATTATTCTTAAGACCTATAGGAGACTTTATAGGAGGAATGTTAAGACCTCTTGTATTTTTCTTCTTGAAAAACATAGCAATTCCTATGGCTAAACAAGGTAAAGGTATGATGAATCTCGGTGAAAAAATAGGTAAAGGATTATTAGGATTTTTCCTTAAACCAGGTGAAAGTATTAAACAAGCAATATTAACTGCAATAATACCTTTATGGACTTCATGGATGAATTTTGTAGCTCCTTCTGGTAGATTTGACAAATCATTAAATGAGGGTGAAGGGGCATTCAGACCTTGGGAAGATAAAGATAATAGTCAATTTGGTTGGGCTCAAAATTATGATCCTATAAAAGATTGGAAGATTGATAGAATGTTAGAAATGGAAAAAGGTAAAGATATACCTGACCAAGATGAAATAGAAATGTGGGAAAGGGCAAAGGAATGGATGCATATGGGTAATTTAACAAAAGATATTGTTGACTCTATAACATTTGATGATTTTAATGATGGACTTGGTATGTTTGGAATAACAGTTACAAATACTGGTAAAACTTTGGATGAACTCACAGAATCAGCTGAAAAAGCAACTGATGCATTATTAGGTATAGGTAAAAAAGAAATGACACCCCTAGAAAAAGAAATTGCAATATCTAAAGAACTTCATCCAGAATGGTTTGATGGTAGAGGCGGTAAGGGTGGTGTTAATATAGGTAATTTCATGGATCAATTTGGTGAAGAAGGTAGTGATGCATATAATGAGGCACAGGAATTTGCTAAGAATATTGCAAAAATGAAACTAGACTCAGAATTATCAGCACAAGAAACAAATATGTTACTTAATTATTTTATTAGTGCAAAGAAACATGGTATTGGAACAGCACAAATACTTAACGATATAGGTGATATAATAACAGATGCTAGAGATGAACTTGCTGAAAGACTTCGTTCATTAATAGGACAACAAATTACAGCAAGAACCACATATGGTTTATATGGTCAAACAGGTAAAGCCGATTCTGATTTAGTTCAAACAAATAATTCCCTTAATGCTGGAGGAGGTTCTTTTAGTGGCGGTGGTAGTGAAACATCAGGGGGTAAAATGGCAACGGCTTCAGAAATATATGCTTTACAAAAGAAATATAAAAAAATAACTGGTGAATGGTTAGTAATACCATCAGGAACAATGACACGAGACCGTCTTAACAGTCTTAATAAATATCTTGATGATTATATAGCACATGATAAAACTAATGCATATAATACAAATACTGGTAATGCTAGGGATACTGCGGCAGCAGGTGGAAGTACAGGATATGATGAAGATAAAAATGGGGATGGTGTGGTTGACTGGCAAGATTATACAGGTATGGCAAAAGGTGGAGTTATATCAGAACCTATATTCGGTATAGGTGCTCAAACTGGACAAAAATATAAGTTTGGAGAAGCTGGTAGAGAGATAATCACACCAGAAGGTAAATCAAGTGGTGGTACCATATATAATGTGATTAATATAAACATAGGAAATGTGAGTAAAGAGGCTGATTATACAAAACTTAAACCTTTAATACAAAGGTGGTTATTAGAGTCTAATAGTAGGAGAGGAATACTTTGACAGAATTAAAAATATTTATTGAAAAATATAATATGAAATTAGTATCATCTCAACAAAGAGAATATCAATATGAGGCTAGAAACATATCATCATATGATCAATCATTAGAAATACCATCACAATTATTTGCATTACCTGAATCACCAAGTGATGAGGCAATACTTACAAAGGCAGAAGGTAATACTGAAAGAATAACATTTTCATGGATTATAAAAGAAGAGGATACATCACCAATATTTAACTATGCAGGAACAGAAATAACATCATTTACAAGAACTAGTGACTCATCATCTTGGAGTACACTCACAACAAACGGTCAAATGGTGTTCTTTTTAGAGGTATTTGAGAAAATAGGTATGGGTACAAATGATAAACATAGGTTTGTTATATGGGATGATACTAATAATAAAAATGTTGTAAGTAAATATGGTTCTATTACAAGAATATCAATGCAAAAAAGTGCAACTGATCCTGCTACATGGAATGCAATGATAGACTTTGCTGTAGGCGATGTAATTACAGTGAGTGAATAATGAAAATAAAGATGATATTGGATGGTTCATCCATAATTCCTATTAGATTAAATCTTAAAAAAG